TGGGACGTTGCTATCCAATGGGCGTTTGATCGCTTAGGTGAGCTTGCACCTAAGGGCTTTTACTTTGGCGCTTCAGAAGGTGATGGGGCTTGCCTCGGCTTCTGGCTGGAGCAGGAGTGGGCCGATCTGCTGGAGCATTGCGGCTGGGCTGCTGACTCAGACTCTGCCGCCTTGGCTTATGTGATCCGTTCGCTGATAGCTGGCGGCATCGACGTAGACAACTTTGAGGACTCCTACCAGGGAGAGGCAGAAGGCTACAACGCCACAGAAGCTGGAGCAGATTACGCGGCCCAGCTGGCGGAAGATCTGGGCAGCATCCAGACAACGGCTCAGTGGCCGCATACCTGCATCGACTGGGAACTTGCCTGGCGTGAGCTGGAGCTAGGAGATGGCTATTGGATGGAGAAGATCAACGGCTGCCAATGGGCAGTCTTCCGCAACGTCTGACTGGCGCAACTGCTGACCTAGTGGCCCGGCCTAGTTGCCGGGCTCGCCATTCATGCTCGCCATTCATGAACGATTGCGGCCGCAAAGGTTAGCATGGGTTCACAACAGTTAGTGACTGGAACCGTGAGCGATTCGGAAGGGCAAGAAGTAAAGAAGGCCCGACCTTACGGGAAGCGGAACCCTGACGCGGTGATCGAGGAGCGCAGAAAGCGGCTCTACAAGCGTCAGCTATCGGGTTTGACTGTTCGTCAGCTGGTACTAGAGCACTCTGATCGTGAAAGTATCGCCGAAACTACAGCGTGGCGCGACTGGGAAGCGGTCAAACAGTGGAACGAGGCCGACTGGGAGCAAGATCGCCAGTCCGTAGTTTCACGTCTCCAGGGCATGAGATTCCGTGCCATCGAGCTGGCGCTACGCAAGGGCCAGATCGGCACTGCGCAGCTGCTGATGCGTGACCTTGGCATGGTGGCTGGAGAGGTTGCACCGGAGGCCGCAGCCGCAGCCGCTCCTCAGCTCTCGATCACCATCGACGACAAGCGCAACGGGTAGTAGTACACCCGAACCACTACCTCCAGTGAGCCGTTGCGGCTGGATCGCCTACCGCTCGCGGTCTGCTCTATTCTGTGATACAATACAGACGAACACAAAACCAAAATCAAAATGCTTCGTCCGATCCGTCTGATGCTTGCCGGTGCTCTGCCGGTTCTTCCTCTGCTTCTCTTCCTGCTCTGACCGCCGCGCCTTTATAGCCCGGGACTGATAATCATTCTCATTCCCGGGGGGTAGGGTTCGCAATTGTGAGCGGTGTTGCGAATCCCTGGGAACCTACTGATATATCCGCAATTTCTTCTTCTGTACTACAGGGGGGTAGGGTTGCGATTCCTGTACTACCCTAGAAAGTACCCCCAAAAATACAAATGACAGCCACGGCTGCTGGAACTCTCAATCTCCGCTACGCCCAGGGCGAAGTATTTAGTAGCCGTAAACGCTTCCGAGTCCTCGTTGCCGGGCGACGATTCGGAAAAAGTTACCTGTCATGCATCGAATTATTGCGTGGAGCAATCGAAAGACCGGGGGAAACTTTCTTCTACGCGGCCCCTACATACCGGATGGCGAAGGACATTGCCTGGAAGGTAATGAAAAAGCTGGTCCCGAAAGCCTGGATCAAGAGCAAAAACGAGACGGACCTGAAGATCGAGCTAGTGAACGGCTCGACGATCGAACTGAAGGGCACTGAAAACGCCATGGCCCTGCGTGGCCGAAGCCTTGCTGGCGTGGTGCTGGACGAAGCCGCATTTATGTCGAGCGAAGTCTGGTTCGAGGTCATCCGCCCCGCGCTAGCCGACAAACAAGGCTGGGCACTGTTTATTTCCACCCCCGACGGCACGGCTAGCTGGTTCTACGAACTCTGGCAATACGCCGATAGCGGAGACGAGGACTGGGGCCGGTGGCAATTCACGACAATCGACGGCGACAACGTCCCACCGGAAGAGATTGAAGCCGCCCGCGCCCAACTCGACGCCCGCACCTTCCGCCAAGAATTCGAAGCTTCGTTCGAAAATCTCTCCGGTCTCGTTGCCATCAGCTTCTCGGACGACAACATCGACAAAACCGTCCAAGATCTCGCCGTTTTGCCCCTACTAATCGGGGTGGACTTCAACATCGACCCGATGAGCGCGATCTGCGCGGTCAAAAAAGGCGACGTGCTCTGGGTCTTCGACGAAATCATCATGACCGGCGGCGCCACCACTTGGGATTTGTGCGAAGAAATCCAATCCCGCTACGGCGTGGAGCGCCGAATCATCACCTGCCCCGACCCCACAGGCGGCGCCCGCAAAACCGCCGGCGTTGGAGCAACCGACCACAACATCCTGCGTAAGTCCGGTTTCACGGTATCCAGCCCTCGCAGCCCCTGGAAAATCCGCGACAAGATCACGTGCGTCAACACCGCCCTCCTCGACGCCTCTGGAACCCGCCGTCTTTTTATCAACCCCAAGTGCAAGGAGCTAATCAAGTCTCTCCGCACGTTGACTTACGCCCCCGGCACGGGCCTCCCAAACAAAAACCTTGGAGTTGACCACGCTTTCGACGCTCTGGGCTACCTCTGCCTTCAAACTTTCAACCTTGCAAAACCGGAAGCCTTAGGAAAAACCAACTATCGTGTGTGGTAGGCACCTTCTGCTGGCGCACCATGGCGAAAAAGAAGCCCACGAAAGCGCAAAAGAAGGTGGAAAAAGTCATGTCCGAGTACAAATCGGGCAGCCTCAAGTCCAGCTCGGGCAAGAAAGTAGCTAGTCGCAAACAAGCGATTGCCATTGCCATGTCCGAGGCTGGCATGAAGCGCAAAAAACGGAGGAAGTAATGGCCCTCACCATCTCTCGCGGCACCAATCTGGTCGAGCACCACGAATCGACCCCGCTTACCGCAGTAAACGACGCGCTGGAGGTCCACGCCGACAGCAGCGAGTTCACCTTCGCGGCAGTCGTAACGGGTGGCGCCAACTTCAGCCTCGCCTTCGAGGCCAATTTCAACGGCGGCGGCACATGGTTCGAGCTTGACACCAGCAAAAACATCAACTCCAACGGCCAATACGCCTACTTCTATACCGGCAAGCCCGCAAACAAGGTCCGTATGCGTATTGCGGCCATCAGCTCTGGAACTCCCAGCGTTGTGCCGATCATTGCTGTTGCGTACCACGGCTAATGATTGAAACAGTCAGCGGCGGTTGCGTCCACATCGAAATAGACGCCGAGGAGGGCACAACCACCGCTGCCTTTGTATTCCCTACACCCCAAGATCCCGCCCTACTTGGCGCATTTGTCGCCAAAGTAGCCCAAGGCATTGAAGTTCTTATCCCCGTTGAAGAGGAGGACGAGGACGAAGACGATGGCGATTGAATACAGAGGCGAGAAATTTGCGGGTTACAACAAGCCCAAGCGCACGCCAAACCACCCAAACAAATCCCACGCCGTCCTCGCAAAAGAAGGCGACAAAGTAAAACTCATCCGTTTCGGCCAACAGGGAGTAAGCGGATCCCCCCGTCGAGAGGGTGAATCAGCTGGTGCAAAAGCCCGCCGCGAATCATTCCAAGCCCGTCACGCAAAGAACATTGCAAAAGGCAAGATGTCAGCTGCGTACTGGGCGAACAAAACTAAATGGTGATCACTCTGCCAAAATAGGTACAAAGTAGGAGTCAGGCCGTGGTCTACAGCGCCAACATCCCACCAACTGGAGCTGTAGTCAGCGAATCTCCATTCGTTCGCAGCCTCGACGTCATCGCAATGATGACCGACTGGAGCGTAATGTCTGCCGTCACCAACGGCACCGAGTATCTCCGCGACCAGAGCGAAAAATATCTCCCCCAAGAACCCCGCGAAGACGACGACGCCTACGAAACCCGCGTCGATCGCAGTGTCCTCAGCCCCTACACCAGCCGCCTAATTGAAACCGCCGCTGGTGCCATTCTCCGCAAACCCATCCACATCGAGGGTGACCCCTACTGGCTGGAGCTTGCCCAAAACATTGACGGCATCGGCTCCAATATCAACGAGTATGCCCGCCGCGCCCTTGTCAGCAGCCTCACCTACGGCCACAGCGCCATTTTGGTGGACTATCCCGCAGCAATGGGAGCGCGAAATCTTGCTGAGGAACGCGCCCAAGGC